TGTTGTTGATAAAGAGCTTGCCATACACGTTGACCGACTGTATCTTTAATTTTTTCTAAATCTTTTTTTGAATAAGCTTCTGGCCATAAAGCATTACCTTTATCATCTATCGCAGGTAAATCTAAAACTTTCCAATCTTCTTTACTCTCTGCTAAAATGTGTCCTGCTAAATCATCTTGATGCCATCTTGTTTGAATAATAATAATTTTTCCACCGGGTTGAAGTCGAGTGTAAGCGACTGACTTATACCATTCTACTAGATTACGTCTTTGTGTCTCGGACTCAGCGTCCTCTCTTCCCTTTATCGGATCATCGATAATAAGTAAATGAGCACCTCTACCTGTAATCGCTCCTCCTGCACCGACAGCAGAATAAGTTCCACCTTGCATAGTGTGAAATCGTTTAGCTGAACTTGAATCAGCACGCAAGCCAACTTGTGGAAAAACATTATTAAAATCAGGAGAGGCTATCTGATTACGGACCTTACGACCAAAGTCATCAGCAAGTTCTTGAGCATAAGTAGATTGAATAACAAACTCTTTAGGATTATTTCCTAGATACCATGCTGGAAAGAACTCTGAACATAACATAGACTTTCCATGCCTTGGTGGCATAAAGACTGCTAATCTATTTATCTCTCCTTTTTCTAAAGCTTCTAAATTTTTTGCAATTAATTTTATATGAGCTGGATCCTTGTACCCAGGATATACATGCTTTGCATAATCTAACAAATTATCTCTCGATTTAGAAGTTGATAGTATCTTAGTTAAATGTTCAATGACTTCTGAAGCTCTTGGATCTTTAGTCTTTTTGTATATCTGAATAGCTGACTTTAACTTTTCCTTGATCTGGGATTTTTGCATTTTGTTTTCCGGCTCCTATCGCACCCGCTTTTTGATACTCTAAAAATTTTTCTTCTAATTTAATAAATGGTTTAATCTCTTTTTTAGTAATTTTTTTCCAATGTAAAGAAGATTGTCCAATTTTATCAAGGAACCAAGATAGCTTACTTGCGTCTGCAAATCTGGCATTTACCATTTTTTGATGATGAAGATCACCTTCTTGATCAGGGTTCCCTTCTTTATAAATTCTTTCTTTAAAGACTTCGTCATTATTGTTACCAGTAATATCTGCTCTATCATGAAAAACTTTTATATCAACGTCTTGCATTATATCTAACATGTAAGCAACCTCAGAGACCCATGCATCATTTTGACCATGGAGACTTATGTGATCTAAACATCTAAACCAATCATAAGGTATAATAGGAAAGATACTATAAGGATGTCCTGTTTGTTCTTTTACTTTAAGAAGCTTGAATTGTCCATCAAACTTACCGATTTCTAAATCCCAATTTTTAGTTTCCATAATCGCATCGTCATTAAAGAACATTATCCAATTACCTTGAGCATAGGCTCCTAGAGCATTGTTATATAAATGCAAATTTTCATAACCTTGTCTTGGAAATTTTATTACAGACCTAGCTGGATGTTTATCTTCTTTTAAAAAATCTATTGTAGCTTGATCGTCATCATCTACTCCATAAAGTAGTTGAATTTTTGAGGGATCAGAAGCATTATCTAATAATGATTCTCTACATTTTTTAAGTAAAGATATCCTTTTTCTTGTAGGAAGCAAAATCGAAATAGTCATATGTTTATTTATTTCGTTTTAGATACTATAGAAACAAAAAAGTTGCCCACCATCACCCCTATTCAAGTAAGTCTCCTTACTAATGAATATCGCCTAGTTCTTTTATATAAACTTATATAAAAAAAAATTTTTTTTTACACAAAAATTTATACACATTTAAGCCATTCATCACTATCTCTATCTCTCTCTCTACTAAGAGTAGATTTCGCTTTTTAAACTTTATACGATTAAAATCATTCAAACTTAATACGTTTTTTAAACGCTTAGATTAATAGAGTAAGAAAAATTTTAAGAATAGAATAGATAAAAAAAAAGCGTCTATAAATTAATATAGACGCTTAATTCTTTTAGTTAGATTATAACGCTAATATTTTAGTTTCGAAGTATTTATTTAATTCGATAATCTCGTTCGATACTTTATTAGTTTTAAAAAAGATTTTATTAGAATTCGTAATATCTAATAATTCGTTTTTTAATTCTTTAGTAAGATAAGAAGCTTTATCTATAATTAGATTAGCTTTCTTAAATCTTCTATTCGCTAAAGTATCATAGTCTATATCGATTTTTCGATAATCGTTATTAAAAGCTTCTAAAATATTTTTAGAAAATTTCGCTTTTTCGTAAATTTCGAACGATTTAGTATTAGAACGCTTAGTATTAAATAAACGATATAATACTTTAGTATCTAAATCTTCTCGAAAAGATAACGCTACTTTATTCTCGATTATTTTATTATTAATTATATTTTTCATTTTATTCTACTTTCTATTTCTTCTAAAAACTCTTTTATTAATTAAAAGATTAATTTTTAAAAGATAATAGAATTATCTATTATTTTTTAATAAAAGTAAAATAAAAAAACGTTAAATTCTAGTATAAGTAGAAACTATTTTGTTCTCGTTTCGTTCTCTCAATTTTCTTATTATTCTAGTATAAGTAGAATTTCCTAAAAACTAATATAAGAGTAAATAAAGAGTAATAATATAGTAAATAATAATTTTCTAAAATAGTATATAAGCATAATTTCTAACTTTCTTTTTAATTAATAAAATTAATTAATAATCTATTTAATAAAAAAAAAAACGTTTTAATATATTTTTAAGTTACGGAATGTTTAGAGCTTTTTCTAACAATTTTTTTTATTATATTCTTGATCCACGTTGCACAGCCTTGATCCTAGGATCCACAATGATCCACTAGGCGCACTTCAACAAGCATCATTGACACAATCACACTTCAACAAGCATCATTGACACAAGGACTGCGGCGGCGTGTTATTGTATGTTGCGGATTATATTATATTATTGTATGTTATGGTCTTTCTCTATCTTGTCTAGGTATGTTGCCATCTCATCATCGTTCATTGCGTCAAGTGTACTATGTTGTACTTCTTTCTTCTCAATCAAGAACCCTAATAACTGCGACTTTAATCTTATCGCATTGACCGCGGCAGAGTATTGTTTCTTGGCACAAGCATCTTTGTACACAATATCTAGCTTTGCAACCTCTTGTGACACACTCTCTGATGTCAAGCGCCTCGCATCAACCCTCAGTCTATCGATGTACTGGATAATCTTATCCTTCTTTAAGTTTCTTGCGGCTTGTACATGAGCAGAAGTTTCAGAGTAACCTGCGTCAACAGCACTGGTCCGCTTACCTTTTCCTTGTGCTATACCCTCACAGAACTTCTTTTCCATTGAGGTTAAGGTTGCTTCGTTAGTCTGATGAATCTGGTCTATAGTTATCGCCATAATTATCCTAATATAGCGATTTATTTATGAATGTAAATTAAAGATTTTCTACTATAAAATAGGTATGATAAAATAATATTTCATCTGGATTTATTTTAGTTCTAAAGGCCACGGTAGTGTAATATTTATTATCGAAAAATTCCATGACTGTTATATCTTTATCTTTATTATAAAAAACTTTTAAAATAGTGCTGTCTATATTATTATTATATGTTGCTATTCTATTAGTGTCGTTATAAACGGCGTCAAATGTCTCTCCTAGGCATTTTTCTTCTAAAGATTTTATATATTTTTTAATATCCATTAGGCTCTCCTTTTTAGTTAGTTTTTACTTAATTTAAAAATATAGAATATTAATTTTTGTTATACCAAGATATTTTATTTATTTTTCCATTCTGGATAATCCTTGTATATTTGAGGCATGTTTTTCTTTATCATTCTTGAAACATCTACTTTTGATATATTATAATATTTTTGTCCATCAACAGGATATCTCCCTGTTTCGTCCATTGTAGGATCGACTATATATTGTCCATCGAATTCGAACCCTAACATACCATCTGATATTTCACTGATTCTTGGAGATTTTTGAATGCTATTCATTTTAAAATCTTTAGGTAATACAGTTTTGTTGTGTGATTTTACGTCTATAAATTTACTCATACTCCTCCATCTCTTGTTGCTTTTACTTGTGCGTCTACTCGTTGAACATTTCTCTCTCTTTCGTGATATTCTTCTCGTTTGATACGGTCGATTTCTGTAAGGCAACTAGCTTTTCCATCAACATTTAATATCTTATTAAAAGTTGTAATGGTTTTACCTTCTAACTCTATCTTCCACACTTTATCTTTTTCGAAGATATCATACCCTCGATATATTCCTTCTAATCGTTTCATATGTCTCCTTTATTAAAATTTAACTTATTTAAATAAAATAAATAAATAGTAACAAAATTATACAATATTATTCTATCGTTTGACTATTAAGATGTAGTGTAGATATATCGCAAGTATTAGGGTCTACATCGGTAATCATTCTATTATGAGTTTCCTCTAATCTTTTACTAATGATTCCTACTGTATAATGTAATAAGGGAAACTGTTCTTTTCTTATTGCCATTACATCAAAATCTTTCAACACTTTTTCTTGTTCTTCACTAACATAGATAGTTAGTTTTTTATACTTATCGGCCATTATTATGCTCCTTTATTCGTTGAGGTATTACTTTATCCATATCGCATTGATCGCAACACACGCCTTCTTCGTATTTTGCTAGTGGTTCAGGATTATTTCCCCCAGCCAACAAAACTTTCTTTACATAAAACACAAACTTGTGAATTATCTCTATCCATAGCTTTCGCTTCTTCTGAATCCATAGGATCTCTCATTATTGGTTTATCATCCATTTATTCTCGCCTCCTCTATGTTTATTACTTTTATTCCGTATGGTAATTTTTCTACTGGATCATCTTTAGATTTCCATGTAGCTTTATAGACAATAGTACTTGCTTTAAAGTCTTTCACATATTGAGCATAATCTTCTTTAGACATTTGCTCTTTGTATTTAGTAAACCAAGCTTTTGCTACGAAGTCTGCAATAAATCTTTTAGACATTAACTACCTCCACGATATCATATTTATCTCTCATATTTTTAGAAGGACCTGGCTTTAAACTTATTTGTTTAAAACTAGGCGCAGTATCATGTTCTAAAGGTGTAAACATTACATCGAAACCATAGTAACATTCTAGATACCAGTCTTGTGGACTACCTTTAGGCCAGGCATAACTTTTAGGGTGACTACCTAAAGAATAACCAACACCCCAATCATGTGGACCTGCTTCAAAACTAACAACAATAATTTTATCACTATTAGAATCACCATTATAATCTTTGTAAAGTGAGATATTAGTTTCCCAATCTGGATCCATACCCATTGCTTTACAATTTTTATCTATCGCAGCCTTAAAACTTCTTGCTGCCGTTAACATATCTACTTTTTTAGATACAAAATCAGGTAATTTAGATAACATATTAATACCACTCCGATTTAACTTCATGAGGTATAAAAATAGCTGGTCCTAATATTTCTCGATAACCATCTTTGTTAGCTAAAAAAGAGGCTGCTTTATTTTTCTTTATACCTCGTTTAAATGTAGCTTCTTCGTCAACAAGTAAAGTTCCAGTAGATAATACAACTCTTTCTACCCAACCTTTTACAAAAGCCTGTGCTTCTTTTAGAGAAGGATCATCTTCTGTTTTCTTTATTCTTTTAAACATATTCTACCTTTCTATTAATTTATCTTAAAATTAAGAATAAAATATTTTTTAGCAATTAAAACAATATTATTATAAGGGTTGCCATTTACCATTCTCTTTATAAAACATTTTAGTATGTCCATTTCTAAAAGCCATAATTTCTAATGGATCAAAATCTAAATTACCATAATACATTCCATATTCTTTATCTAAATCATCGTCATCACAAGTATAAAATTCTACACCCGTGTCGACTATTTTAGTGTAATGATTTCTCACTCTTGTATCATTTAATCTAACAGCAAAACCTTCTGTCATATCTTTAGATTGAAGCCTAATCCAGGAAGGAATACTTTTAAAATAATATGCCCAATCAAGTTTATCTTTTTCTACCATTTATCACTCCATAATCTTAATAAGACAATTGATACAATCATTGCTAATAAAAATAATTCCATTATAGCAAATCTCTTGATATATGTATTTCAGGACATAATCTATTAATAAATGTTAATAAATACCACACTGCTAAATCGTATTTAGCACCTCTAGTTTTACAAAAGTGAAAAGATATATCTTGCTCTTTGTAATTTCTCTCTGCTTCTGTAGTTGCTTTTTGAGTAAAGAAAAAAGTTTCGCAACTTCCATCGAACACTATATTATCAATGCTAGAACTATCTTCAATAAGATCACCAGCAACTGGTTTTACATATTCCTCGTATTCTTCTTTGATTATTTTCCACTTACCTTGTGGTATATCTGTTTTCTGTCTCCAATAGTTTGTATATCCCATATTCTTCCTTTCTAGTTAAATGGTAACGAATAGAAAAATGAAAACAAAACTATTCGCTACCAATATTATAAGTATAATTTAAAGATTATCAAATTATACCGTATAATTATTTTTTAAGAGTAAATGTTGCTTTAGCAGATTTGCCTGCTCTGCCAGCTTCATCTATAATTTCTACAGCAACAAAGCCTCTTTCTCTATCCCAGTCAAGGTCGATAGTCTTTCCACCGTTTGCTAAAAAATCTCTAATCTTTAAACCAGTTTTGTAAAGATTAAATCTTTTCCAACCACCACAACCTTCTCTCTTAGGGTTTTTATCTACACATATCTGAATTCTAGAATCCTTATCATATTTATAAGTTCCCTTATAATCTTTAGGATCCATAGCTTTAACTTTAGCTTTAGGTTTAACAACCTCAGATTTAGTTTTAGGCGTTACTTTAGGCTTTACAGCCAGATTTATATTACTCATATTCTACCTTTCTAGTTATTATTAATTATTTTTACTCTAATTTGCTCTATTTAATTAATATACAATAAAATAAAACAATAAACAAAGAAGTAAAAATCATTTCTACTATACTGTATTATAAATAAATATTTAAATAAACAGAAAAAAGTCCTCACGGCAGCCTCGGGATAGAAGAAAAGGTATTGGCGGTATTGGCTCCAGAATAATGCCAATACCAGTATTATCATTGGTATACTTGAATAATAGTCGAAAAGTATTGGTATTGGCTCTTTTGAGATTATTTGAAATATTTTTTTTTATTTTTATATTTCTATATAGTAATAATCAAGTATAAGATTATTAAAAACATTGTAAACACTGCTTTCCTGAAAAACCATAATAACATTGTAATATCCCTTAAATTAGTTAAAAACTCTTTATATATAGAATTAATCTAATGAGTACAAGTATTATTACTGTTCGTTCCTATTTAATTCAAGAACAGATAATACTCCTGAAACAACGTCACTTGCTGCAGCAGTAATTGATAAACTTTCTGATTCCTGAAGGATCAACGGCCCTTTTAACAAGTTTGTTGAAGTATTACTCAAGATAGTTTCCACAGCAGTATTATAACTTGTTGTTAAATTATTTGCTGTAACAGTAACTTGTACATTAGCTCCAATATTAACAGCTTGAAGTGTTTTAATAATAGCTCGTGTATCAGCAGGTACAGAATAAAGTAAATTAGCTCCTGTATTAGCTAAAGCAAACATTTCATTTTTATAAATATTTGCCATCTATCCTCCTAATAACCATACTTGTCTTTCTCTCTCATCATTCTGGTCTTTAGGATAAGTAGAGTTTAAAATTTTTACCATGTCTTGTAAATCTTCAATTAATTGGTTAAATTCATTTGCTGCATACTTTTCAGGTGCAGAGTTTAGTCGTGAGATAGGTATCTTAGCCATATAGTTATGGTAATTTAAAACTTATAATTTGTACAGTAGAACTATCTGTGTTCTACTACTTCTTTAATTTCCCGTTCAACAGTTTTTACCTCTTTAGAGATATTTACCATTTCAACAGTAACCGCACCATTAGAAAGTAATTCGCTAGCCCACTTGGCTTCTAGCTTCATCTTTTGGTTCAGTTTTTCCATCAGAGCTTCGCTCATATTTGTACTCCTCTATAGTCAGATAGTTGGCGTTCTCGGGTTGATCTTTAGTTTGATCTTCCCATTTAAAGGTACCAACGTGCTCAGCCCACAGAGCCTTTGATGCTGCATCTAAACTGTCAACTTCAACAAGCCCTTTGGCGTAATAACCACAACGCCAAAACTGAAAATATACTAACATTTAAGGAATGGTTAGCATATTTATTGTGTTTTGTAAAGCTAATTAAACCAGTGTGGTGTCTGATTTTTCCATGTAGCAAACTCACGTTTGTGAGCTCTGTAGAAACCACGGTAAGCAGTGATTGAATCTTCTCTTTTACAATCGTCAGGCATACATTGAGGTGGTTCTAAAAAACCTACATTCTTATCTATATTTTTAGGAAGATCAGATAATTCACCTCTTAACTTTTTCCAAGTCAAGTGAACTTTGCCATATCTATGAGTATATTCTACACAAAGATAATGCCACAATTTCCATAACCATTCGTAATGTTCGCTTGAAGAACGTACCCATATATTACTAGGA